GTATGTGACAGCAACTTTGCTGTCCATGTATTTATTATACAGTGTACAAGACTGTGTGTAAAGCTGAATGACTTATTTTTTAAACTTGTTTACTCTTTCTTTAACAAGTCGAACAACGGAGTCACTCAGCACAACTTCATAGTGGTTGTAGTCCACGTCTATCAGTTCCATATCTGCATGATGCCTTTGGCTAGCGATCGTTACTACACCGTCGTTGGGCTCATGCATAAACGGACTTTGTCCTTTTACAGTAACAATATTAGTCCAAGGATGTTGTATTTTGATGTGGTCAGCTTGTTTCATTGCCCACGAACTAGGCCCGATGTCACGCATTAGTCTGCTGAATGGCAAGAAGAACTTAACAACTTCCGCTACTTCGGCGCCACCATAAGGCGTGCTCAAAGTAACAGCACCAACCACTTGTTCAGGTATAGCATTGGCAATGTGTAAAGAATATATGCCCCCAAGACTATGTGCTACAAATGCTATATCTTCAACATCTTGTAACTGCTCAATCATTTCTTTTAGGTTGTTCTCAAACCCATTACGACTGTCGTAATTGATATCTATGCCCTTGCCCAGTTTGCTTCTAATGTAATTGAAACTTTCACTGGTGGCACTGGCTCCATGAATGTAAACAATGTTCATGGCCTACTTCCACGGAGTTGGATCAGGGATTGCACAAGGACCTTCGGCAGGCTCTGTTCCGTAGTCGGCTGGCGTGATGATTTCCAAATACTCCATATCTGGGCTGTAGTCGTACAAATAGTGTACAATACCTGGGCGTTGCTGTACACAGTCGCCCGCTTCAACCAAATGGATTTTGTCTTCATACATAAACTTGGCCCAACCTTTTAACATGTAAACGATTTGGAATTCAGCCACATGAATGTGCCAGCCTGTACCGCCTGAACCTTCTGGGGGCAAGTTGGCCTTGGTGATATGGGCAAGTACTCGCCCGTTAGTTGCATCTGCCACGCCAAGATCTTTGTATAGGAAAAAGTCGCGTAATCCGCCACCTTTAAACTCCGCTTCAGAACCTTTGACGTGTGAAAATTTTGTAGTCATCTATAAGACTCCTTCTGTGTGTATGTATATATGCCTTGCGGCGCAAGAATTACTGTGCTATAACTAGATAAATCACCATTGCCGCAATCGCCCATGCGGCCGCCCGTTCACCGTATTTGTGCTCAAATTCTTGAACAGCTTCAAATACCTTAGTTGCCATAAAGTGCCTTGGCCTCTGCTACTCTACCTTGACGGGCAAGATAGCTGGCATGACGAGCTTCGCCAACTGAAACCAAGATCGTCCAAATTGAGTTAAGAATGGTTTTCATAGTCCACGTCCCCAGTGTTTGGCTTCCGATTCGTATTGACGTTGCCAATAGTCCACATCTGCCGCATTGGCTGGATTTTTACTATTGATGTACATTTCCAAACGACTTGGTTGTTGTGGAAACATTTCTGCTAGTCTTTCTAGCATAGAAAGCATTTTATTTGATATTGATGTCATTTTGTGACTCCTGTATGTGTTAGTAGATACTCATGGTTTCTACTGAGTATTTAGCAAGTATACGTGGCACTGCACAAATAATCAACTAGATTGATCTAATGATAACTAGACTGTACAATCAAATAAATAACACATAACGAGAAAGAACATGCGTAAAAGCACACGTAGCATATTACAAGAATTAAGTGACGTCGGACTCAGTCGTGATACAGATCACGTGATTGAAAGCCGCGGCTCAAACATTATCCAAAGTGCAATCAATCTGCTGGAAATGATACGTGAAAGCTATGATGTTGAAACTGCCGCAGAGTTGGAACGAAGATTCATCAACAGCATCAAAGCCAATGATGTTACCAAATTCAAACGTGGTATCAAACGCATACAGGAATCAAAAGAATGAGCGGTAATGCACTTAAAAAATTGGGCATTGACAATGCTGAAAATACTCCAACCAAGGGTGTGCTGGTACGTTTAACGCCAGCACAATTCCTAGAAGTCAAACGAGCACTGGTACCAGTGCTGGAGTCCATAGGCGATGCTGGTTTTTGGCGGGCAGGTGGAGCAGGATCTTTTGACCCAGAACATCGCTATGCTCACAAGGGCACTACCAAAATTGATTCAGGTGATGTGGACGTGTTTGTTGATACTAATCGTGTTAAACACAAGTTGAAGTTGGCCCCTGGCACAGACGATGCAGGTGTGCGGAAAGCCATACTACACCACATGAGCCAGCACTATCCTGCACTGCAAATAGGCAAGAATGTGCATATTGGCTTCCCCACAGGACAGGAGATCAACGGGTTACCCACATACTTTCAAGTGGACTTGATGTGCATGGAACATGCACATGAAATAGGTCAGCATCATGAGCATGATTACAGTGTAAAAAACACTCCCTACACTGGGCAAGACCAGCAAATGGCCATGGCCAGCGTTATCAACACCATTCCTGGACATGCTCCTCGCACATTTCAATACAATGGATTCGGAGGCGCATTGCAGAATCGTGCCACCGGCGAAGTAATCACACGCAACATTGACCAAGTGGCTGAAATTGCCTTGGGTAAAGGTGCCACTGCCGAAGATCTTGGCAATGCAGAAGCCATCATAGCCCGGGTTGGCGGCATCAACAGCCCACGTTTAGAGCAATTCCGTCAGGACATGGCCAAAAAGTACCCACAGCTCAAAGAAGGCTCCATTGACTGGTTCAAACTAATCAGTCAAAAATTGGCCATATAATAGCCAAAACTCCAATTGGGACTAAATAATATTACAAAGGCCTTATAAGAAGGTCGCTCGAAGAGTTCGAGCAGTATGGTAAGATTAGGAGAATATTATGCCATCATTAATAAACACAACAGTCGCCGCTAACTACGGCGCAATGTCAAAGCAAGACACATACGGTACAGGCGCAGCCTTTAGCGCATTCGGCACACGCCCACTACGTTTGCTCAAAGTTGTACTATCAAGCGGTTCATTGAACGATCTACGTTATCAAGACGGTACAACAAGCTCAACATCATATGCTGATGCCAACAGCTTGTTTGGTCAAGTGGTTCGCGCTATGCAAACCAACGCTGAAATCTATTTTGTTGGTCAACCTGACGCAACATCATTCTTGGCACTAGTTGCTGGCGATACAGTTGATGATGCTGCCACAAGTAGTAACACAGCTGGTACAACATATGGTCAATTGGCCGCAACAATCAAAGCTACTATTGACAATCGTACTGCCGCTAGTCATGGTGCAGGTGCCGCTGGTACAGCTACTACTGTAACAATTACAGCTAGTGGTACTGCCGCTAACACCAACTTCTTCGTTGGTGCCGCACTAGGTACATTCGCTTAATAGTAAGTTTATTCTCAGGGATGGGAAGACTAAGCCTACTTTTATAGTAGGCTTTTTTACGACTGTTAAATAGTGTATGGAATACAAGTTATACACACTGGTCGATATTACTCATACTGGGCAACATAGAACTGAGCCGGGCAAAGAATCTCTACGATGGAAAGAACAAAACTTTCAAACAGTCATACAAACCCTGGGCATAAGATCCAACATAATCTACAACACTGCCCCTATTGCATCTGAAGTTGCTGGCAAACTGATTGGATTTGATACTGATAAAATCATACGTGTTTGGCGTTTTGATTTTGGTACAGACCGAGATCATGTTTACGAATCAAATGGCAATCCAGTTGGCGCACTGATAGAAGATTTTATGATGGTGCCTTACATAGCAGGCCTGGACGAAGACATGACTCAACGGTATGCAGTATTCAATACAGAAGATCCGGGCAAGAACATTGTGTTTTTTAAAAAGTGATAGTTTAATAATCAACAACTTGTAATAAATAAAGTTGTAGGCAAAATATCATAATCTAGGCACTTTAAATCACAACCAATCATACAATAGGCACGGCTTGGAGCAAGCACAAGACTTATAACATTGGAGAGCCCAGAGATGGCCACAAAAGAAGCAGTAGCGCAATTAGCCGCATTACCAGAGCGTGTAGCGGTTGTAGAAACCAAAGTAGATGGCATGATAGTCTGCATCGAATCCATCAAAGACTCTCAAAAAGACATTCGAAGCGATGTCAAAGACATGCATGACTGCTTGGACAACACCCGCGATATTTTGGCAGAAAAACTGGAAAAGATGCAGGCAGAGTATCGTGCCAACAGCACCAAATTTTTTGAACATGCTGAAAAACTACACGCAGAAGATCAAGCTACAGATGAGAAGCTGGCCGCCAAAATAGCTGAATTAGAAAAAGTCAAAAGCAAATTTACCATGTATGCCATGGCGGCCCTGGCATTTGCCGCTGGTACTGGCTGGCTCAATGCCACAAACTTTCCACACGTATTAAAGTTCTTAGGCTTGTAATTCTGTTAAATACAGAATGTACTTCCAAGAACTATACATTGATCCAAACCCCCATCACCATGAGTTGAACCCAGTACTCTGGGACAACAACCATATGCGTACAGAAGTACGACTCAAGCTGTTAAAGATAGCCAAGAACTTTGTGGATTTCCTTGGACAACCCAACTTGCGACTCAAAGATGTCACACTCAGCGGATCCAGTGCTGGCTACAACTACAGCGATTACAGCGACATGGATCTGCACCTTGTGGTCAACAGCCCAGACACATTCACAGCTGAAAAAACACAGTACAACAACACCTACGATTTAAAAATTCGAGGCATTCCAGTGGAGCTGTATGTACAACCAGCTGATCAGCCGCATCACAGTGCTGGCATTTACAGTGTGCTGGACAACAAATGGATCACCGAACCCGCGCACGAAGAACCCACAGTTCCAGTCAAAGACATCAAGAGCAAGGCACGTAACTATGCTGGCAAGATCAATGCCGCCATGCGTAGCGGTGATTTGGCCAAGTGTCGTGAAACCATGGAAGATCTAAAGAGATTGCGCCGTGCTGGCCTAGAAGCCAATGGCGAACAAAGTGTGGAAAACCTAGCTTTCAAGCTACTCAGAGCTAGAGGACAAATTGACAAATTGCGTAAATACATACACAAATTAGAAAGTGCTGAATTAAGCCTTGGAGAACACAATGAAGATTAAAGACATATTGGGCGAAGCGGAAGTTACACTAAAGCCCATGCCCGGCGCACAGGAAGTGGACATCGACGGCAAGGCTGTAGGAACTGCCACTACACCAGCTGCCGCAACTGCCATTTCAGACTTGGCCAAGAAAGGCGAGTTTACTCCAGCAGGCGACGAACAAACAACCAGCGAAGATACTGAAACTCCTTACTATGTGGATACAAGTTCGGGCAAGCCCATGATCAAGAGTGGCAATGGCCTAACGCCAGTTCAGCCCAGCAAGTTGTGGTTTGAATTGACTCCAGAAGTTGAAGCCAAAGCACACAGCCAGGGATTCAGAAAAATCATGATTTCAGTAAATGGCAAACAACTGCCTGGATTGGAAGGCGGTGGCAAAGTGATTGTTTCTCCAAGAGATTTCCAAGCCATGAGCATGACCAAGGAAGTGCAAAGCCCTTTCCCAAGCCGTAATCCAGGAACACCAGCTGCCGCTGATGCTGCCGCACAGGCCAACGCTCCAGCCAAACCAGTACAGTCAGCGGTGTATCCAAGTCGCAACACTCCTACTCAAGAAGGACACAAAGATTTAATTAGACAAGGCAATAAAGATGTAGGCGGTGATGCAACTGATCGTTTTATCAAACAAATACGTGATACAGAGTTTGAAAAAGCCAACAAGCATGGTGGATCTGGAAGCCGTAGCCCACTGAGCGAAAAAGACGAACTAATGAAATGGCTTACCATTGCAGGAATCAAATAATGAAATCATTTAGACAATACCTAATAGAAGCGGAACAACCAGCGGTTGATCAAAGCACTGTGGATGTAATGCGCAGTGCAGTTACTAGTGCATTTACAAATAGTGAATTGACACCAGAACAAAAACAAGCCGCGCAAAGTTTAATTGTTAAAGATGCCGACGGTGATGTGGATGCAGATAAAACACTTATTAATTGCCTCAAAGCATTACCTAAAGCAATGGAAGAAATAGTAAAAATGTTTAAACAAGTTGTAGAAATTGGCGAAACTTACATGAGCGGATCACATACATTTGAACCCAAGTTTGCCTCATTGCCTCCAGAAGATCAAACAAAGTATAAACAAGACATTGCAGATTTAAAAGTACAGTTGGCCAAACTTGTTCAACAAATACAACAGCAAAAACCAGAGATGGATAAGTCCATGAACGGTTTGCAAAATACTCTAGCGCAGGCCACTCCTCAAAAGCCCGCGCCGGCCACAGTGCAAGAAGATGCTGAACTAGAACGTTGGCGCAAGATTGCAGGGCTTGCATGAAAATAAGCGAATTAATGGCTGACCTTGAACAGCCTAGCACTAAAGGTACCAAGTACAGTATACTGGACGGATTTAGTATTTGGATGAGCAACGAGGAAGCTGAGTTGCTGGAGCGTTTGAAATACCCTACCAAGTTGAGCAATCTCAGTGAGCACGATCAAGTCAGAGTTCAAGGCCTGATTCGCAAAAGTCTGGTAAGTAAGATAGGATTGCAAGATCCTACAATAGTTGCCAATGAAAAATCAAAAACCTAAACAATCCAAAGCCAAAGCGATCAAAGAGCTAGCCACGCAATTTGAAGAAGACTTTAAAAAAACCCTTCCCATAAGTGTACAGCCCAACGGCAGCATAGTTTATAAGAACTATCTAATCAAGATCAACCATCAAGGCAACTGGGCAATACACAAGCCTGGTTTACTAGATCCGCTGGGAACGTACTATCTTAAAACCAGTGCGCTCATGGCCGCAAGAGCATACGATGCAAATGATTTGAATAGGATGTTTGAGATTGAGCGCATGGATACTGATTACAGAAACAATCATACAGACAGCTTGGTATACGCCAACAACATCAAAAAAGCCAAGGATTTTGGCCGATTCATGGTGTTGCTAAACAGACTGGAATACAGTCGAGAACGCACTGAGCATTTCAAGGACAAAATTTCCAAGATGTTTAAGTGGAGTTTCGTATAAATACATACAATAGAAGCTTAGGATACCACCATGCAAATTAGAGAATTATCAAAGCCAGTAACTGCCAAAAGACTCAACGAAAGTCTAGCAAAACAGTTTGGCTATAAATTAAACCTAGAACAATTCAGCGATGTTCAACTGGAAGATGCACGTAACAAACTACGTACCAAGTTAAGTCAGTTTGAAGTCAGCGAAAGTTTTGAAAGTATGCAGACCAGTACTACCTACCAAAAGACTCGTGCCATGCTGGACTGCATCAATCAAGAATTGTTAGAGCGTGCGGACAAGCCTGACTACATCGATTTAGACAAAGACGGCGATGAAGAAGAATCAATGAAAAAAGCCGCCAAAGACAAAAAAAAGGAAAAGGCCGTGGAAGAAAATTACGTTAATAAAACTTTCCGTACAAGAGCTTCACAACTATCAATTCCTACAAGCTGGATCAATGCCGCTTTGGAAAGAGTTGAATTAGGCGAAAGCGATCGTACAGAACTAAAGGCAGAACTAACAACACGTTATGATCTAAGTGAGTCTCAAGCTAGCTATGTATTGCTAGAAGGCGAAGAAGAAAAAGCTGAGAACATTATGGCCAGCAAAGACATGGTCGAACAGATTACTGGTTGGCTAGAAGATACTGCGGCCTTGAAAGCAGAACAGCTTTTAGAATTAGTAGACTCTATAAGAGAAACACAAGGCAGTGATGTTGCGCAACAATATCAAGATTCAGTCAAAGCCGCATTAGAATCATTATACACAGCATTAGAGACAAGTCGCCAAGGTTTGTCAAAAGGACTAGCAATTATTTCAGGCGGAGATGTGGACACAATGGGCTCAGCTCCAGCACCAGCAGGCGGCGCAATGCCAGATGCTAGCGGTATGGCTGCTCCAGCAATGGGTGCCGGAGAAGAAGGCGCAGAAATGGGTGGTGCACCAGAAGGCACAGTAGGTCGTGAAAAACGTGAGAGTGTCGACTACAGTCGTCGACTAGGCATGATCCTAGCAAGCAATCAATCAAAAAAAAAGTAAATGAAAGCGTGGACCCCTTAGTTTTAACACTAAGGGCTCTACAAGCCAGTGCTAACAATCAGCACGTTGAAGCTCCCATGTCATGGGATGCAATTAATCACATCGGTGAGAAGTACGGTAGTCCAGACATTGACTATGATCGTTTTGCCAAACGTTGGGAACAAGATCCAATGATGAAACAGCTGGTATCGCGTTTTGATGGCCGTGGGCTTGTTGTCAAAACCAACAAACACGAACCACAGCCAGAACAAGGCGAACCAAAGAAAAGTATGAAAGCCAGTTCTGCCATGAGTGCAGTAAAACGAACAAAGAAGGCTTGACAATGTAAGGTTATATAGTTTATTATACTGTATGACCTTATTAATTGAAAGATACGACTACACTACTTTGAATAGAGAAAGTGTAGAGGGCAAGCGATTATACGCTACTCCAGACGGAGGTAAACTACCATCCGTTACAACAATCCTAGACAAAACTAAACCTTGGGAAAAGGTGCAGGCCTTGCTCAATTGGAAAAAGTCAGTAGGTGAAAAGAAAGCACAAGAAATTGTAACCGAAGCCGCAGGACGTGGAACACGTATGCACAAGTTTCTAGAAGATTATATCACACAAGGTGTAATCAATCCTCCCGGCACCAATCCCTACAGTGTGCAGAGCCATAAAATGGCCAAACACATTATCGAACATGGACTTAAGAATGTTAACGAAGTATGGGGAGTAGAGGTTGGCTTGTACTATCCTGGATTGTATGCAGGCACTACAGACTGTGTTGGGCTTCATTTGAATGATCCTGCAATCATGGACCATAAACAAACCAACAAGCCCAAGAAACAAGAATGGATTGAAGATTACTATTTGCAAATGGTTGCTTATGCTCTGGCGCATAACCAAGTACACAAAACCAACATTCGTAAAGGTGTGGTGTTTATGTGCGTAAAACCTCCCGAAATCACACCCATGGTGTGGGGAGAACCAGCTTATCAGGAGTTTATCTTAACTCCAGACATGTTTGATCACTGGGAAAAACAGTGGTGGAATAGGGTGGAACAATACTACAGAGAGAACTGATAAATGCCAGTCGTACAGATAAATAACTGTATGCACATTTATAAGATAACAAACAAAATTAACGGCAAATGGTATATAGGTAAGCACAACGGTACTGATCCTAATTACTTTGGCAGTGGAAAATTACTAAAACAAGCCGTAGAGAAATACGGCAAAGAAAACTTTGAGCGCATTATACTCGAAGAAGTTGAGACCGATATCAATGCTCGTGAGCAATCTTGGATCAGTAGTACCGATGCCGTTAATGATCCAATGTCCTATAATCTAGCTATTGGCGGCGAAGGTGGCGATTTAAGTAAATTTATTGACTATACCGCCCGTGGAAATCAGACTGATAACTTTTCTAAAGCAACACAATGGTATCAAAATTTAAATAGAGATGAGCAAACAGCGTGGCATGCTAAACAAGCATTGAAACGTACTAAAGGCTGGTATGTTAGCCGCGTAGACGATCCTACAGAAACATACATACAAAATATATCCAAGTGGTGTGAAGAACATGGTGTAGATAAATCAATGCCTACAAATCTTAATAACATTAACAGTCGATTATTTCAAAAACAAACAAAAGGCTGGAGAATACGCAGGGCAGATATGCCAGAATTACCGCCTTACAAAAACCGTAGATTTGAACCCACTAATAACAAGTGTGCTGGTCGTACCTGGAAATTGGTAAATGGCAAACGTGTTTGGTTCGATAAATATACTATAGAGGATTAAAATTATGGCCGTGGTTCAAATAAGTCGTATACAAGTAAGACGTGGTAAAGCAAACGATGGTACAGGATTACCACAGTTGGCATCCGGCGAAATGGCATGGGCTGTAGATACCCAGCAGTTGTACATTGGTAACGGTGCAGTAAGCGAGGGATCACCTGCGGTTGGCAACACACGTTTACTAACACAAAACGATCTCAGCAGTTATGGCAACTTGTTGGCTCTGTTGCAATACACCTACAAAGTCAACGATACTACCATTGTTACAGGACCCAGTGCCAACACTCCTATTCAGCGCACTTTTCAAACACGCCTGGATGATTTATCTACCACAGCAAACTTTGGAGCATTGGGCAATGCAGTAAACGATGATACTGCGGCCTTGCAACGTGCTATCAATCAACTGTTTTTGAATCCAAGTCAACCCAGCAGTACCTACAGTGGCAGCTATCCAACTGGTACGCCCGATGCCGTAAGAACCCGTGTGGTGTTGACCATACCCCCAGGACTGTATTCCACATCCAGCACCATTTTTATTCCAAGTTACGCAACTTTGGAAGGCGCCGGTGCTGACAAAACAATTATATATTACAACAGTGTGTCAGCACAAATTGGTGCAACCACCAACAGCAGTCCAGTCATCACAATGTCCACTGCCACAGCAGACATGCTGGGTGCAACCATATCGGGAACCAATATTAACGCTGGTGCTAAAATTATATCAGTGGTACCAGGGCAAAATATTACCGTGGATGTGAATGCAGTCGCCACAGCCACCAACATAACATTCACCATTGGCAAGACTGGGCCAGCCATACAGTTTGTTAACGATTCAAGCACACCCACTGTGCAAAGTCCAATAGTCAACACACTCGGAGTTACTCAACCACGCAATATCACAATGTCCGGCATCACAATACGTTCAGTCAGCGGTGTTACTGCCTGTATGCAAGTGGACAGTGTGAGAGACAGTTTGTTTACTGACATGATTTTACAGGGTGACTGGGCCAACAATTTGACTTCAACTTGTGTGGGCCTGCTGATGAACGCTACCGGTGGTCTTGTAACTTGCGAGCATAATGTTTTTAGAAACATCAAGTTCAAAGCCTTTAGTTACAGTGTGTTTGCCAAATATGACATCATGAACAACATATTTGAAAATTGTGTGTTTGACGATGCCTACCAAGCCATTAGTTTAGGCTACGGATCCAATGGTGTAACCAATGAACAGTTTTACGGTCCACGACAGACACAAATTGTAAATTGCAAATTCAATAATATCAAACAGTACGCAGTATACGTTGCTAGAGGATACGGCAACAGCACAGTCAATTGCAAGTATGCCAACGTGGGATGCAACGGTGCTGGTAACTTGCAGGCAGTGTATCCGCAAGTGTATTTCTCAACATTTGGCAACACCAGCACAAACGATTGGTCTGATAGAATTGGCAGTTTCTTAAACACCAATTTGGCCAGCCCATATGTTCCTGAATTGAGCGGGCATGGTGTGTACACCAGTTTTGGCAGTCAGCAAGTCACAATTGGTTATGCTACAAGTCCAGTGTTCATATTTAGATTACCAGTAAGTACAGATTTAGCTGGCAACCCAGCTGGCACAGTTAACTATGTTATTGATTACATGTATCAAAGTTCTATCAAGAGCTTTAGTCGAAGAGGCACCATGACCATCAGTGCCAATATTGGATCTGCCAAAATTCAACTCAGCGATGAATATGATTTTGCCGGCACTGATAATGACAATACCAATGCCACACTACTGGATTTTTCAGTCAAGTTTTTAGACATATTGGGTGTTGTCTACACTGGTGCAGTTGGCCAAACTCCATATTCGATAGCCATTTATTATACCAACACATACACAAATGATGCTGGCTATTTCAATTTTTCATATCAATCTAACATGTAATCAAACTCATAGACAAAACAGATAAATGCGTATATAATTTGTTTTGCCACTATGATAAAATATATCCATCGACTACATCAGATCCCGTTCAAACCTGGTTGAAATCGCCGACTATGAAAGAGTTAGCGATCGGTTTAGTCACCACTAAATACTCTACCTAAACCACAACACAGAACCGAACAACCATAAGAAAGAGCAATGACCAAGATTACAGTTATTAAGAGAGATGGAAGCAGAGAGCCCCTAGCAGTAGAAAAATGGCAAGCCCAAGTAGCAAAAGTTTGTAAAGGTATTGCAGATGTCAGTCAAAGCATGATTGAAATCAAAAGCCAACCGCACTTTTACGACGGTATCACCACAAACGAAATCGACAACATTACCCTACGTGCTATCGTTGATTTGATTGACGTGGAATCAAATCCAGATGTGGGTCACACCAACTATCAGTATGTAGCCGGAAAACAACGCCTAAGTATTTTGCGTAAAGATGTATACGGACAATACCAAGTACCCAGTTTATATTCCATCGTGGTAAAAAATGTGGCCACGGGCCTATACACTCCAGAACTATTAGAATGGTATTCAGAAGACGACTGGAACCGTATGGATGCCATGTTGGATCATGAAAAAGATGAGCAATACGGATATGCCAGTATTGAACAGTTGATTGAAAAATACCTAGTAAAAAATCGTGCAACCAAACAAACATATGAAACACCGCAGATCAGATACATGGTTGCGGCCGCTACTGTGTTTCACAAAGAAGAACCCAACTCAGCGAGAATGCGCTACATCAAAGAGTACTACCAAGCGGCAAGTGATGGGCTATTTACTCTTGCTACTCCTGTTCTTGCTGGGCTTGGCACTCCTACGAAACAATTTAGCAGTTGCGTTCTTATTAGATCAGATGATGATCTGGATAGTATTTTCGCGTCTGGTGA